GAGTCACATATATAATCATGATTGTTCGATGATAACTGAGATATAGTCTCGACAACTTTCAATAGATCAGTATTTTCTGTACTCAATAAGAATGAGCATATTTTGCAGTCTATATACATCAATGAAATTCGCACGACAGTCATGGTAGTTGTTGTTATTATTAAAATAACTTTTTTTTATTATTTCAATTTTCAAAAAGATGATATTAGATACTCCCCATCGTAAAGAACTTTCAGCTCCTTTCTATCGTTTATTTTTTGAAGTGATTATATTTTCAATAATTGCGCTATTAATGGGGATCGCATTAGCTGGGTTGTTTCCAGTTAATTCTGCAGATGAACATATAATGGTCACATTTGGGTTATTGTTATTCCAAGTAGTAATAAATGCAGCTATAATTTATATATTTGATAAGGTATATTTTTTAATATTCGGTACAGATAGTGATGAATATATAGGCATAAGTATTTTCAGTACTGTGTTATTCATGTGCCAAGCTCAAATGTACAATAGAGCTAGGATTATTTTTGTAAATAGTACAGGCTTGAATATCCCCGTTGTTTAGAATCGGATTATAAATCATATTACAAACAACAAAGGAATTATTTTTAATATTATTAAAAATAATAGAATGCCGAAAGAGATAAAAAAAGATCGTCTAAAAAATAATATTATTGAAGTAATTGAGAATTTTGAGGATAACGATCCAGAAATGCTCGTTGAAGAGGATCTATTAGAAAAAAAAATATTCCCACATATTAATACAGATTTTAACGAGTATGATAATGATTATACTAAAGTATTGAAACTAGCAGTGAAATATGAGGTATCTAGTGATTATATATATTATGATGATGAAACAAAAACAGAAATTTCATTATGGAAGGAAGCACTTTCTTCTCCATTATTGATAACGGATCCGTCAAGCGATACATTACAAGATTTTTATGAGCATTACATAGATTATTTCTATAATATAAATGTTATGAATTGGATTAATCTCTTTGTACATATTCTGCAGAATATAGTGCTCATTGAAGATTTATTAAATATAATCAATGGATTCATTACCTCTCAAAATGGAAAGGAATTATCATCGATAAAAGATTTAGGAGAGCTGTATAAAATTTGGAGAAGAAGTATACTACTCAAAAGGGAGAAAGAATATGCATTGACCGATCAGATTATTGATATTCAAGAATTTATTGATGAGTCATTACAAAGCTATCCTTTCAGTCCATATGCAGTTACTAAAGAGAGATATGAATATACTATTGAATTGGATGAAGATCCTCTAACTAGTTTTCATTCCATTCAAGTTACTCCAATGATACCTTGGGTATTGAGTACATACGATCCGTACAATCCTATGTCTTCAGATATGCTCGCAAGAGATGAAAGTATTATAGTTAAAGTTCTGCGGGATACTCCAAAACAAGCATGGGATTTATATCCTGAAGAGCCTATAGAGAATTATTGGTACATGGCATTATGGGTAGAGAAAGATGGAGTTATGACGATTAAAGAGAGTTCATTCGTATTATTGGTATTAAATTTATCTACTAAAAAATTAGTAATTAATGTCCCAGTTGAGCGAGGGTTATCCCAAAAAACTATATTAGATAGGATATATGATGTTTTTCCGGGCTTGAGTATAATTAGTACTAAGAAAAAACAATTGAGTGCTGATTTCAGTGTTTATGGTGTTAGTATTAATGAATATTCATTTAGTGATATGGTTATGAATGATGAATTACTGAATAATTATTTAATTATAGATGAATCATCTAGCAGTATTGGAAAAAAGAAGAGATTCACAATCCAATTGAAGCCTTCAGATCGTAATGTTGAATATTCTACAAAGGAAACGATTGTTAAATCATCAATTATTACATCTATAAGTATGAATTATTCATCTAAGAATGAACAGTTTGAAGTGTACGGCTCATCTAAACCTATTGTTTTACCTGAAAAAACGCCTATTCTAACATTTAATGTATCGTATGCAAGAGATTCTGATACATTGGAATTATTCATGCGATTAATGGGTAAATTGTTATTCTATTATGCATCAAATTATAAAACAATTGAAGATGAATATGAGAGAATGATTGGATCAGTTGCTATGAGTAATATAGCAAATAGACAAAGCTCTATAGGCAGTGGTATTATAGATGGGAAATCCAAAATTCAACAATTGAAAATACAAGCACCTGATGTTATAGTTAGTAATTATGCGACTCTTTGCCAATCAAAAAATCAACCTACTATCATATCAGAGGAGGAACGGTATTATTGGGAAAAAGTACAAAAAAGGAATGTATTGGAATACCTAAAACCTCCTCAAAATAAGTATCTATTTGTTTGTCCTTCAAATGATAATCCTTATGTAACAATTATAGAAAATACCAAACTTAAAAATAAAGATAAGTATCCTTACGTTCCATGTTGTACTAATAAAGATCCATCAAAAGATCCAAATAGTTGGTATACAAAATTATATTTAGAAAATAAATCATTAGAGGATATTAACGAGGATAAAATAGTTAGTAAGTATACGATACGTGTCAATAAAGTGATGGGATTTTTTAGATATGGAACATTACCAAATCTACTGCAAGATTTGATAACAGAAAATAAAAATCAAGTGTTCAGAGTAGGAATGGTTAAAAGTCCTAGCAGTTTTTTGCATTGTATTTTGTACGCTAGTCAGAATGAAGATTATATAAATTTAACAAATGATAAGGATCGAGAAGATTATGTTCAAAGATATAGAAGTAATTTAAATATAGATCCAAATTGTATGGCTCAAGAAATGTGGGATATAGATAATGAAGAAAGAATTAACAAATTAAGAAATCCATATATATTTTTAGATCCCGGAATGTTCTTCCGAGTATTTGAAGAATTATTTAATTTCAATATTTATATATTTACAGGAGAGGAAGAAAAATTATCATTTATCCAGCCAAGATGTAAATATTTTAGTGCTAAGTATTATAATCCCACTAAATCTGTTGTATTGATTTATCAACATCCTTCAGATAATACAAATATTTTCCCTCAATGTGAATTAATAGGAAGCACTCATCCTAAAGACCCAAATTATTCAATCATGGAGTACACATCAAAAACTATTGTATCTAAACTATTTAATTTATATAGTAACGTATTCCAAACTATGTGTTGGAACTATAACAATGATTCAAAAATGATAACATCAACTGTTAATTCTTACGCATTATATAATATCTATATGTTTGTTGATGGAGGTATAGCAACTCATCAAGTTTTAGATAGTTTCGGTAAATTGAGGGGATTAGTCATTGATGATAAAAAGCAATCATTTTATGGAACATTAATGACTACACCAATGCAGCCTTTCAATCTCCCAAAATGGACTAAAAATTTAGATGATCTTCCTAGAGTTAGTGATTATTCATTTGTCGAGAAATATTTCAATAATAAAAAACCAGATTCAGTAGTTAATAATGAAGCTATCTATTGGTTGGATGATCATCAACAAAATTTCGTTAAAGTATTAATATCAACAAAATCAGAGCCGACTATAAAAAATTCATATGTATTATCTCCATCTCAATTACTATTTTCACCAGTATTAATTTCAAGTTCTCATACTAAGAAAGTAACAGGGTATATTTTACAGTTGATAAATATATTATTTGTTGTAACTGGATATATTGACGATGCTGAATATCATAAAAAATTCTTAGCTAAATTTACATCAGTAAAAAAAAATAATAATTACGATATATCAACAATAACAAATCCTATTATACCTATCTTCCACACTGTAAGAAATGTTTTTTCATATTTCAGGAAAATCATGCCTTCATTTGTATCATCTAATGAATATAAAATTATTCTACCAAGCTTAATATTTAGAGATAGATTGATAGTTCATTTGAGACAGTTCTCTAAATTATTCCTAATGAAAGAATTAGTTCAACCGTCAGTATTAGTTGGAGCTCAATTGAATGATAGTATGAAAGGTGTTAATTTAGTATTAAGTTATGAAACATTATCATTATATAAAAAATTAAGAAATGTTAGAAATAATAAGATATTAACAGATTTATCAGAATCTCTCAGAAATTTAGATTCATTCTTTTACTATCTACCCGATCGATCAATCATTGTTTATGTTATTATTGTTAGTACAATAGAGGAAGCTTTATCTATTCATAATAATTGGAACAAATATAGAGTATCGGTTAGTTATGATAATAATAGTACTGATGTTCCATATACTCTATATAAAATTAATCAACAAGGAACGTTGTTAGCATCAAAAACTCCGGAATTAAACGATGCTCATATCATCCAATTCAATAGTCCCGATAAAGTGGGGATAATGCTTGAACCATAAAAAATCTGAATTGAATAGTATTAAAATTAATACTATTAAAAAAATATAAAATGAAGTTAACATTAGAAGGATTTCGGTCTTATACATCTAAACACGTGGTAGAATTCTCAGCAGAAGGTATAACACTTATTGAGGGTCCATCTGGAATAGGAAAATCATCACTATTCAAAGCTATATGTTGGTGTATGTATGGAAAGGAGAAAAATACATATAATTGGGTATCATCTAAAAAGAAATGTATGGTAGAATTATCAATGAATAACGATAGCGGTGATGGTGATATAGTTATTATTAGACAAAAAAATCCGGAAAGAGTATCATTATTTATTGATAATAAAGAATTTGTGAGTGATGAAGCACAAGAGTATATTAATAGAAAATGGGGTAAAAGAGAGGAATGGATAGCCTGTAATTATCTATCACAGAATAATAGGTCCATTATTATTAATGGCACATCAGCAGAGAAAATAGAACTATTAGAACTATTAGCATTCCCTAATGATAATCCATCTGAATGGATCGAGAAATTCAATAAAGATCGATTGATCGTATCCAAAGAACTCGATAGTATCCAACGAACAATGGCATTATTAACTAAAAATAAACCTGATCAACCTTGCGATCTTTCATTAGATATGGATGAGTACACTGATACTAATAAAATTAAATGGGATAAAAAAATCACATTACTTGAGAAAGATATTACATTAGTATTAAATCAACTTAATGTACAAGAATCGATAACTATATATAAAAAACAACTGGATGATTATACCAATTCATTACAGTCTGATTGTTGGAGTGATAAAGAATTAAAAGAGTATGATGCAACAACAAGAAATTATGAAATTATTAATCATTATATAGAAGAAAAAAATAAATTAAGTAACGATTTATCATTATTTAATAACTCTTTGATAGATGAAGATTTGATTGATAAGTATTACTCACATTATACAACCCTTCAAAATTATGAAAAAAAATTGAGTACTATTAGACGTACTTATAATAAGGATCAATTAACTATATATTGTAAAGAATTCGAAAAAAACGAACCTTATTATAATATAGTTGAAGAATTAAAAAAGAATAGTATAACATCAGAGTTATTAGATAAATATAATAATGTTGAAATTAATGATGAACAAGAACGCGATCTTCATCAACAATGGAAATCTTATAATGTTTATCAATCTATTATAGATAAATATAAAATAAAAGATTGGAATTCATTTGTATCTAATTGTATTATATATAATGAATGTAAAAATTATATACCTTTTTATATTAATTATAATATGATATATGATGAATATTCCGAATTTTTGAGTAAATATTGTGATACTTATGATGATGAACCTGAAGATGAACAAGAGATATTAATATATTTACAGAAAAAACAACAAGAAATTGATAAAAAAAGAGAAGATGTTGAAAAATTAAAAAATGTACTAAGATGTCCATCATGCAATATACATTTAACGTATAATGTTAAACAGCATTCATTGACATCGAATGAACATCACGGGATTGACTGTGATTATGACGAAGAAAAAATAAGTAATTATAGGAAAGAGACCGAACGTGTTAAGAAAAGAATAGATTATTTAATTAGATTGGATAAAGCCTATTCATCTTGGAAAAGCTGTAGTCATTCTTTAGAAGAGATAGTTAAATGGATGAATGATAATAAAAAAATAACACAGGATGATTCATTATTAAAACAAATTTATTCATTACAATCATCTGAATATACAAAACCTTCAATTACATTGGATGAAGTATCTCTTATTAAGAAAATTAAAAGATATATCACTATTAAAGAGCAATTATGTAATATTGATTATAATAATGAATGGTTTAATGTCTCTCTAAAAACTCATAAAGAACATTATATGATTATAAAGCCGATAATTAATGAATGGATTGATGTCCCATCATATACTAAAAATGAATTATTACTAATGAAAGAATATTATACAAAACAAAATAAATATAATGATATTTGTAATAAAGTAAAAGATTATGACGATAAACTTATCAACACTCAATTAATTATTGATAGGAAAAAAGAGTATCAACAAAAATATGAAGATTATACTATTCATCAACAAAAAATGAAAGAGATACTAAAAATATCAGATAAAATCAAAGAATTAGAACATAAGTTAATCACATCAACTAATATGTCAACTGTCGAAGAATTAACTAATGAATTATCATTATATAAAAAATATAGTAATGACTATTTGCTGTTGATACCTTATACAAAATATATAGCACAATATAAAGAATTAACAGATACATTGAATAATTTAGAGAAAAAAATGATATGCATTCATTCAATTATCGATACTGCAAAAAAATTGGAGAATGAACTGCTCGATCAATTCGTTGAATCGTTCAATACAATTTTAGAGAGCGTTCTCAATGAAACATTCGAAGATCCTCTTCATGTATCATTAGTATTATATAAAGGTGATAAACCAAGTGTACAACTTCAGTTAATATATAAAGGAGCTCAATTAGATAATGTTATGGAATTAAGCGGTGGTGAAATTGATCGTATTTCATTAGCTATTATGATATCTCTTCATTTAAATTCATCATTCCCGTTCCTATTATTAGATGAAAGTTTTGGATCATTAGATGGAGATACTAAATTGAAATGCGTCGATGTTATTAAAACTCTACTTCCAAATAAAGGAGTACTAGTTATTGCTCACGGAGAGACCGAAGGTGATTATGTCAACCATATGAAATTATAAAATATGAATTATTAATATTATTAATTAGTAATAATATTAACATTGTGATATAACTAGCTGTATGATATGAATATGATTAATAAGAGATTTTATATCTAATTTGATGCTGTGTGCAAATTTATAAACAGTTTTAATTATAAATAGGGTACACTTTTTTAACGTTTTTGTGTGTATACAAATCTGCAAACAAAAAAATAGCGTTTTTGAGTTTGTGCCGGAACTTGCTAAGAAAAAAAATAACTCTCAAAAATTTAAAATTTTTTTTTCCAGAAAATAATTTTTTTGGAGGGATGACAGATTTTTTTTAATTTATAAATATAAAGAATTTTATATAAATATTGAAATTTTATATCAAAAATAAGACATTTCAGGCTCCACCTAAAATACGTCAGGCTCCACCTAAATGCGTCAGGCTCCACCTAAATAGGTCACAATCCACCTAAATAGGTCACAATCCACCTAAATAGGTCACAATCCACCTAAATAGGTCACAATCCACCTAAATAGGTCATAATCCACCTAAATAGGTCACAATCCACCTAAATAGGTCACAATCCACCTAAATAGGTCACAATCCACCTAAATAGGTCACAATCCACCTAAATAGGTCACAATCCACCTAAATAGGTCACAAT